GGCCAGATCACCCGAATGAAACGCAGGAGCTGTTTGGCCAAGAGCAATACCCACTAAACTTTTAAACGAGGATAACATGAGAAATCAAGAAGCGAAAATGAAGATTAACGGCATTGAATACAACGGCACTCTGCTACTTCACACCGAAGCGCGACAGAAGAACATGAACGACGGATGGGCACGGCGCGATCGAACAACGGCCGTTGAGCGCTGCCGGCACGCAGAGTACCAGAACCACGTCGGCTCGTATGAGTTCAAAGGCTTCTGTAAAGGCGTCGGTCACATCGATGTTTGGCTGAAGCTTGAGAAGCCGACCTACACTGAAGACGAAGTCATCGGTGCCTGCTTTGATTCCGAACTTTCGCTGGACGGCGCCATTATCCGATTGATGGAAAAATTAAAGGAGAACGAAAATGACGAGTAACTTCTATGGCGTGGCACGTGGCCGGACTACCGGCGTGTTCGATGATTGGGAAGAAGCCGAAGCTCAGGTGAAGCGCTTTCCTAATTCACGATATAAGGGATTCTTGACTGGCGAAGAAAAGCGCAAGGAGGCGAGTTGGCGAATTCCTTTTGTGGGCGTCGGCGGCCATAGGATTGATGTCGTTCAAGGGAGAATAGATCATGGGCAATAATGAATATGACCAAGGGCCGCTCGCACTCCTGCCGTACTGGCGACAGCGAGTGATCGTGATGGCCAATGCCTTGATCGAAATTAAGATGAGGAAGGACGGTGTCAGCCGATCCACGGCTGAGTTGGAGTTCTGGGCATGGTCGAGAAAGACAACAGGAATGGTCGCGGCTCAAAGTGCGTCATTAGATCAGTGTAAATTGTTCGTCACGATCTATCATAAGATCAGGAGTGGGAATAAATGAGCGATGACCTTGAAGCAGATCTCGCGCTTCAGCTCGCGGCCCCAAGTCCTTCTCTGCCTGAATATTGGATCGCTCGAATGTCGATAATGAATGAGACCGACTTGCGCACCCATTGGGCTATCATGTTAAGCGAGGAATCAATACCGCCAACAACGCTGGACAGCGTGTTCCAGTGGCTGCGAGAGCGGCTTGGAGTTCGCATGGGCGCTATCCGGTCAGAGTTCCAACAGCGGCTGCGAGAGATCAACGCTGATGAGCCGGAGACCCATGGTGATTGGGCGCGTTGGTATCTCGAAGGACTTCCGCCCAACTTCGCTGCAGACGGCATGTTCTGGATATTCGATGACGAGTCAACTATTTTTAGACCATGCGCTCTGGAGTTTATAGCGAATATATTGAGCGCTCAAAATGGGAAGAATTGCACGCGTGATGGAGACTATCGAGCGATAGCCGGACGAGCCTATATGATCAGGGCGCAGGAGACGAAAGAGCAGCAGCTGGAGCCGATGGTTGGCGTGGCCGCTGGCAGTATCTTTTATCGAATGACGCCTGATGGCATCGTCGAGGAGTCGTTGGCCATGGAGCATCGCGCACGCTTTAAGATCGAAGCAGATCCAGATGAGAGCGAAGGACTGTTCACGAAGTTCATAGCAGAGATCGCTGATGAAGACCAAGTCAAGCTTTTGCGACAGCACTTCGCCGGAGTCCTTTTCGGAGTCCAATGGATGATGCAGAAGGTCGTGCTATGGTATGGAGCCGGTGCCACTGGCAAAAGCACGCTCCAATCGATACTCCAAGTCATGGTGCCTGATGAGCTCATATCAAGCGTATCGCCGAAGGACTGGGACAAGGAGTATCACAGAGCTGCGATGGCAGGCATGGTGCTTAACGTGGTGGGAGAAGTCGATGAGCGCTCGCCACTAGGCGCTGAATTTAAGAACATAACCGGAGGAGGAAAGGTCAATGCAAGGCACCCGACCCATCAGCCGTTTAGCTATGTCAGCAAGGCGGCGCAAGTATTCTGCTCGAACTATCTTCCACCGTCCACCGATAAGTCAGATGCGTTCTGGAGGCGTTGGAGTGTCGTGGAGTTCAATAATGTTAAGGAGGAGAAAGCACGTGACCCTGCCTTGGCGGCAAAGATTAGGTCAAAGGAGTTGGGGTGCGTGTTAGCATTCGCCCTTAAAGGAGCGCAGGAAATCGTTGATGCGTCCACAGAGGGGAACTGGAGGTTCAGGACTACCGCGAGACAGGCGGATATTGAGACTCAGTGGATACTTGAAATTAATTCAGTTGCGGCGTTCCTTGCGGATGAAGATGCGCTCGTGATAAGCGAAGAGTGCGAAGTTGGGAAGACTCAGCTGTTCAAGGAGTATTTGGAGTGGAGCCGCGATAACAATATGCGCCCATTAGGGAGGAATAAATTCAACCGAGAGATGAGCGAGAATGAAGGCTGGAAGAAGGGAATTCGCATTGGCAGGAATGAGGTTTCTGGGGTGCGCGTGTGGATCGGCGTTGGCCTGCTGGCGGAGAAATCGTTCTAATAACCGGCCGCGCGGCTCGTTTTGGGCCGTTTCGGCTCGTTTTAGAATTGGCCTAGATCCACCAACCGCGCGGCTTTGGGCCGTTTCGGCTCGTTTTTCGAAGGTTCTAGGCTATAGAGGAGAAAAAACAAAAAACGGTTTTATTTTTTTCTCTATAAGACCTAGACTGGCTTAAAACGAGCCGAAACGGCCCAAAGCCATACAGGGCTTGACTCTCCGGCGGTTTCCAAAACGAGCCGAAATGGCCCAAAACGAGCCGAAATGGCCCAAAGCCATTGGAATGGTCGGCGGCCAATTAGTGAAACCGGCCCAAAGCCATACAGGGCTTGACTTTACAGGTAAATTAGTGGATAATCGCCTGTGTAGGCATTCTCGTGCCTCGTTTGGGTAGAGCCTCATCATTTGACAAAGGTGGTGAGGCTCGTTTCCAGAACCTTTGTCAAGCCAGAGACACCATGACTACCAAAGTCCAACGCGCAGCGAAAATCAAAGCAGGCAGGAAAGATAGTGGCCGTAAAAAGCATTGGACTCTTGCACGTGCCACTACGCTGGCCGCGAAGCTTCCTGACATGTTCTCCGAAGGACAATCCATCACAGAGGTTTGCGTTGAGCTGAAGATTGCTCGTCAGACATTCTACGAGATGCGCGATGATTACATCGTATTTGCAGACGCAGTTGAACTCGGACTTCAACAATCTGAGGCGTGGTGGACTCGTTTAGGACGTGAAGGATCTTCATGCGCGCATCCCATACAGCCTCAAACGTGGATCTTCAATATGAAGAATCGCTTCAAGTGGGTTGACCGTTCAGAGCTAACCGGAGGCGACGGCAAAGACTTATTCATGGCCTTTACTCAAGCCATGGGCAAAGTCCATGAAGATGAAGAGGCTCGCTGACCTTGGCTGCCACGGCCCAGCAAATCGATCTACTCGCGCAAACAGTCACGCGCGCGATCTTAGAGCCTGATTGGTTCTGCCAAGATATCCTGAAGTGTAAGAATGACCAATGGCAATCAGAGATGATGAACGCCGTTGCAGATCTGGATCGAATCAGATGGGGTATGGAGCCGATGTTTAACCACGATGCGCTCAACAGATTCACCGTGCGCGCAATGCACGGGCCGGGCAAAACGCACTGGATTGCGAAGATGATGCACTGGTGGGGCTTCACTCGCCGTGGTCGATGCGCGGTCACAGCGCCGAAGGAAAAGCAACTCACGACTCGCGTCTGGCCGGAATTCCGAAAGGTGAAAATGAACGCAGATAGAGGATATCAAGCACTCATCGAAGTCGCGAAGACTTCCATCATCTGGGCCAACGATCCTGATTGGTGCGCCATAGCAGAATCTGCGGCCTCGCCTGAGAACCTTGCAGGCCTCCACGATGACTGGATCTTGTATCTAGTCGAGGAGGCCAGCGGAGTTGCCGAAGAGATGTTTCCAGCGATAGAGGGCACGCTATCTACCGACACCGCCATACTCGCTATGATCGGCAACCCAACAAGGACTACCGGCGAATTCCATGCCTCTCATATGAAGCGTGGGACAAAAGAACTGTACTACAAGAAGGCGATCCAACATCACGAGTCATCGCGCATATCTCCGAAGTGGGTTAACGATATGATTGGGAAGTATGGTATCGATAGTCCTGTAGTTCAGGTGCGCGTCTTTGGCAACTTCGTCGATGCTGAAGAGCGCCAATTACTTGCGCTGGCTTGGCTCCAAGACGCCATCGAGAGAGAATTCAAAGAGGACGGCTCACTGCCTCGTCTTTCCGTTTCGGCCGATGTGGCAGACGGCGGTATTGATTCGAGCATCGTGTCAGTGGCATGGGAGTTCGAATCATTCACCTATTTGAAGAAGCAATACAAGTTCAACTTTCCAACCGCTGTTTCTCCTCCCAAAGTCGCTCATGCTGCGGCCGCGATCTATGAAGAGGAATGGAAGCTTGCGAACTTCATCGATGGCAAGCTCATCGTGGATGCTGTGGGCGTTGGATCTGGAACGGCTGGCACCTTGATTCTGGAGTATCCAGAGATTCCGGTCATAGTCTATAAGGGCGGAGCAAGCTCAGACGACCCAGAGGAATGGGACAATAGACGCACCCAGTCATACATTGGCTATCGAAACGATTTGCGAGATGGCAAGATCATCATCGCTGAAGACTATTGCGAGCCAGAAGATTGGGATGATTTTCTTGCGCAACACGTATCTATCAAGCTCGCCGAAGGAACTGAAAAGCGAGAAGCCTTGGAGACTAAAAAACAAATGCGTTCACGTGGAATTAAATCGCCTGATATGCCGGATTCAATAAAGCAACACTGGACAACCGCGCCTGCCATCGCAGGCTCCAGCAACTTCATGGAAGCTATGGGTGCAATGGAAGATCACTCGAATGCTTGGTAAAATCGCGAAGCTGTTCAAGAAAGAGGCTCCAGCCGTTGTGCTGAAGACCGAAGACATCGCATATGCCGAAAATGCATTGCTGACTAGTTTTGACTATGTTGACTATAATCCTGACGACCTGATCGGGCGCAAAGGATACAAGGTCTATCAAACGATGATGACCGATGAACAGGTCAAGGCCGTGGTGCGATTCCGGCGCGACTCGATCACCGGCCGCACATGGGGCTTCGAGGACAATCCATCATTGAGCGACGCAGAGAACGCCAAGCGCAAAAAAGTCCTGACAGCGATCCTGAAGAAAGTTGACGGCTCATTCAAAACGAAGCTTGATGCTATGATGTCCAGCTTGACCTGCGGCTTTTCTATGGTGGAAAAGAGTTTCGACTTAATGGACATCGGCGGCAAGCAGTGGTATGGGATCAAATCGCTGACCAAGAAGCCTTTCGACAGTTTCTATTTCAAGCTGGATAACTTTGGCCAGCTGGTCGGCGTTGAGCAACGACTGGGAGCATATAGCGCTGACCTTAAGCTGAAGGACTTCGTTCACCACGTCCACAATGCTGACGTCCACCCTTACTATGGCCAGAGTGAATTGCGCGAAGCATATCGAGCATATTGGAGCAAGGACATAACCCATCATCTCCAAAATGTCTGGCTCGAACGCGCGGCTGCAGGCTTCACGATTGCCAAGCCGTTAAAGGGCAAGACGTTGACTCTCAAGAGTCCTGAATACACAGCCATCAAGAGCGTTCTGAGCAATCTGCGCTCGAACGCTTCAGTATTGTTTCCCGCAGACATGGATATCACCATTATTCATCCTTCCGACACGCAGGCATTTGATCGCGCCATTACCGGCCATGACAAAGCAATAGCCAAAGCCTTATTAATGCCCAACCTTTTAGGTTTGAGCGAGCAAGGGCCGGGCGGCTCGCGCGCACTAGGCGACACGCAACTGGAAGCATTCCTCTGGATACTAGATAGTGAATCGATGGGACTTGTCGAGACTGTTAATGAACAATTGATCGCCGATCTCGCGCGGCTTAACTTTCCTGATGGCTTGTTTCCGCGATGGATCTTGATGGATCTATCTGAAAAGAAGTCCATGGAGCAATTGGACAAATTCATCGCTCTGGTCAATGGCAACGCAATTACTCCGCTCGAATCCGATGAAGTCCACGCACGACAGCTCTTGAAGTTCCCAGAGAAGTCGAAGGGCGAAGAAGAAAGTGACAACATAGATCCTGCCACCGCGCTATCAGGCACTCAAGTCGCTGCCATGCTCACAGTGCTGGATAAGGTCGCGGCCGGATCGCTTCCGCGCAAGACAGGCATACAAGTATTGATCAATAGCTTTCCCATCAATAGCGAGCAGGCCGAAGCCATCATGGGCGAAGTCGGTAATGGGTTTGAACCGAAGACAGAGACTCCTGTCCCTGAAGATGAGCCTGAATTGGACGACGAAGGCGACCCGATTCCGCGCGAGCCTCAGCCGCCGCCGAATACGGATGAACAAGTCAACCCGATATTGCAAGATCCTGACGATGAAACGATTAGGCCGAAGAAGCGCGTGGTGGTCACGACTGGCAGAATGAAGGCCGTTATAGAT